TCTCCGCAACCACAGCGGTCGCGTTCATTGGGGTTGGTGAATTCAAATCCTTCGTTGAGTCCCTGGCGTGTCCAGTCCATGCTGAGACCACGCAGATAGTCTAGGCTCCGGCCATCCACGTAGACATGCACGCCGTTGGACTCAAACACATGGTCGCCGTGATGCACTGTGTCTACATACTCCAGCACATAGGCCAAGCCTGAACAACCTGTGGTTCTGACACCCACTTGAATACCCTGACCTTTGCCACGTTTGGCAATGCTCTTTAGTATCTTATTGGCTGCTATATCTGTTACTGTGATCATACTGCAACATCGTCTTTCTTCCAGTTCTTTTTCAAAGTGGTAAAAGTAATAGGCTTGTAGTCATAGGATTCAGGGCAAAACTTACATTGATCAATCATATTGTCAATATTGCCCAAGAACTCAGCACCACGGGTGTCAAATTCGTCAATGGCCAAGGGTTGGTAACCTCTCATTAACAAACGGTCTTCGTCGCTGAGATCAAATTGATACTGATCATCAAATTCAGGCATCAAGGCAGCCGGACCACACTTGTAGATCTTGCCACGAATCATGTGATAGTTTTTAAAGCGGGCAAATGCACAGTTGTCATGTGCTTTGACAGGATCGCTATTGTACAGTCCGAATCGTCCATTGGGCAACTCTAGGATATTGCTTTGCACAAACTTATTGCTCATCCAGGCATGCACATAGTTTTTGTTCACGTCAGTGAACTGAAAGTCAGACCCAATGGGGTGATTAGGATCACTGGTTTCCACAATAGGTGCGGTTAGAAAGTTTCTAATGCGTGAAAAGATTTCTTCTTTGTCGTCAGGATTGTGTATGCTGATGCCAATCCAGTGTCCTTGACCGTTGCCCAGTGCTTCGTACAAGCCTTTGACTTTGTCAATGCGGGTGCCGTTGCTTTGTATTTGCACACCTGAATGATCGGGCCATAGACGTTTTAGTCCTTCAACCCACTTGTTGATTTCTGGATTAAGCAAGGGCTCGCCACCGAGTATAACAGGATGGCGAATATCAATTTTCTCTGCCCAGCGTTCTAGGATAGGGCCATATTCGTCCCAACTTTGCCATCCAGAGAATTTATAATTGTTGTAGCGATTACAGCCAGTGCAGGTCAAGTTACAAACGTTTGTAACATAAAATTCTAGCTTATCAATTAAGATGCGTTGTGTCATGTTTCTTTCTGTAGTCTTCAACTGCGGCCTTGATAGCATCCTCGGCAAGAATACTACAGTGTATTTTTACAGGAGGCAGTGCTAGTTCTTCAGCAATTTCAGAGTTTTTAATTTGTGAAGCATTATCTAATGTCATGCCTTTGACCATTTCAGTAATCAAGGAACTTGATGCAATGGCTGATCCGCAACCATATGTTTTAAATTTTGCATCTGTAATTATTCCATCTACCACTTTGATCTGTAATTTCATTACATCTCCGCAAGCAGGTGCGCCAACCATACCAGTGCCAATATCAGTATCGCTCTTGTCAAAAGATCCGACGTTCCTGGGATTTTCATAGTGATCTACAACTTTTTCTGAGTATGCCATGTTATTGTGTACAAGTTCTTTCTCGGTATGTTTGACCATCCGGTGTTTGGATTTCTTTCCAAGGTGTGCAATTTTCTTGCAATTGCACAATTACAGGTTGCCGCTGAACAAACACAGTTTCTGCTTGCACAGGACGATTAGCAATTGCCGCGCCCACTACACCGCCAATGATGAGAGGAGCAACCCAATTATTATGACCATAATGTCCGTAGTATCTGGCATGGCCATGATGTCTATGACCATGATTCCAGTGTTGTGCCAAGGCAGGCACAGTGACCATCAACAATGCTAGTGAAATTAAGATCTTTTTCATTATGATCTCCTTTGAGTTATTATACTATATATAACGCCTGCAGTCAACCAAATGTTGACAGTTTTGATTAAACGCCGCGGGATTTGTTCATTGCCGATTTGGCGGCATTGGCAACTATGTCTTGTGCTTTGTTAACGGGCATTGTGGCAGGAGCTTCTGGTTCTCCGGCACCTTTGAATATGATTTCTTGTGATTCTGGGGTCATAGGTTCTAACACCGAACTCAGTGGAGGTTGTCCAACAATTTCTTCAATGTTGTCTTCGGTGACATTGATATTCAGACTTTGTGCAAGACTAATAAATGCACCGCGAGAAATTTGTTTTTGGGCGCCTTCGTCTTCTGCACGTCCGGCAAGAAAATTGACCAGCCCCAATAGTTCATCGGGACTTGGCGTTGAGGATTCCGTTATGAATTCACGGAATCGCATTATCTACGTGCTCGGCCCAGTCCAGCGCCGCCTGCGGCTGCTTCTGGTTCTACCGGCATTTCTCCACCCATTTCGGGAGCAGGAGCAGCCATGTCAGCTTGCACATCTACCACGCCAGGGGCAGTGGCCATGCCAGCGTCTGGTGCAGGTGCTTGGCCTGTTACCACGCCCAGAGCTTGATCCAAGGCAGCTTTGGCACCTTGTAAGTTTTGTACCAAGCCAGCAAGAGCGGCTGTGGCATCTGAGTTGAATCTTGTGGCTTGATCCATGCCCACTTGGTTCTTGATAGAGTCAACTAAGGCTGGCAACTCTTTGAACTGCAACTCAGTTACATCTTCTAGCATTCCTTGCATTTTATCAACCATGTCTTGTGCGGCCAACACAACTTGAGCTTGTTGTACTTCAGATTCGTTCAAGCGAGTCATTACACGACGCAGGCGGCTTTCGGCCTGCATCATGGCAGCGCCAGCCACTAGCTTTTGCTCTTCAGGATTCAATGCTTGACCACTAGTGCTCTTTTTCAATGCGGCAGCCAATTTAGGATCCTTCACTTGCACAGTGTTTGGTTGTGCAGGTTTAGCACCCGGGGTAGCGCCTACACCGGCAGCTGGTGCAACAGGAATAGCTTCTTCAGCCATGCGTGTGGTCAATGCCTGTTCCATCATTACCAGTTTAAGGTAACCAGGATTTTGTTGGCTTTGATATCTAGCAGACCCTGAACGATGCTCATGTAGCAGACCTTGCACACGGTGCAACAGGTGTTGAGTCTGTCGCGGTGTTAAACGGTCAAACTCAATGTTAGAGCCAAAGTAACTTTCGAAAACTTTAGCGATTTGTTTTGTTGGCGACGGGGCGGCCAGTTCTTGCAGTTTCATTTGAGAATCCTCTAATTTGCATATATTTAGCCGAAATTAAACATTTCTCTAATTCGGCATCAACTGCTTCCATGTGATCAATCTTGCGTTGAAGTTTGATGGAAACACCTTCGTAAAAATCTTCGTGCTTGCTACGTGTTGCAAGTGTTTGACGGCAGTGTATATCCGCCGCAAGACTATGTTTTTTGGTATCTAGTGTGCGTATTATTCGTGCTAGCGTGAGTTGATTGTGTTGATCTGCAATGCACCAGCTGATTGCGCTACGCTTGCTACCAAATGTTATGGGATCTTGATTTTTAACATTAACTATAAATTTGTAGTCTGTGGGTATAATATTGTATTTTCCAAAAGCCAGTATGCCACCGCGCCCATCACTCACAATCAACTTGTCAGTTAGATTGAGTAGTTCTTTTGCGGCAAAGGCTTCTAGCTTGTTTTGTTTGTTCATTTAAATACATACGTTGTGACTAGCCATCCAACAGTGGCCAACAGCATGCCAATGATGCCCGATCCCCATGTGACCAACTGATCGTTACGTTTAGCAGCCATGTCCTGCACTATATTATGCACTTCGTCAATGGTGCCTTTAAGGCTTTCTACATTGGACTCAAGAGTCTCTAATTTAAGTTCAAGCATTTTATATCGCTCGGCACATAATTCAACATGCGCTTCAAGACTCTTTTTCTCAATATCAGTTGTGTCCATAATGGGCTCCCATCATTTATTTATGGGTTCAAACCAAATGTTCTGATCTGGTCCAGACGTTACTAACACTGCCTGATCAGTGAGTTTTTCTGTCAATCCTGTGAGCATAGGTACACCTGCACATTCATTTACCAGCCCAGTCAAGTCTCCTGCGTATCCAGTAGTACTGTATACTTCTCCGTGCTCAACTTCAAATTCAAATTGCCAAGTTCCTGAATCATTGCCGTTAGGTATAACATTCAATGGCTGTGTACGCAGACTAATTAGTTGATTCAATGTTTCCCAATTGCGCTGTTGATTCCTGGCAAATGTCCAGTCGTGTTGATTTTTAATTGTGTTGCCAGCGCCATCCGTAAAAGGTATTTGGCTGGGTCTAAAATGACCAGTGATGCCGGTGGCCGAGCAATCAAAAAGAGTTCTACAGAGGATTCGCATTATAGGAGTATTTAACGGCCAACAAAAAACCCAGGATATTTCTAACCTGGGTTTTTGCTTAATCAATTATTGATTAGGTCGATAGCTTGAAGCCAACGCTGGTTGCACTGTCCAACTGATAGCCAGTGTAAGTGATGTTGGCAGCTGCCAAGAACACAGCGGCGCTGGTGTTCGTAGAAGCGTTTGCAAACGCACCTGTTGGATAAGTAGCGAAACTCAATACTGTACCATCAACTTGATACATTGCGATTGTAGCAGTTTGTTGGATAGCTTGAATAACGTTTCCAACGTACTCTTGAACACCTTGTTGTGAAACAACAGTAGTGTTAGCAACAGCACGGAAGAAGTCTAACTTAGGACCAGCTAGGTTAACTGGTGTACCGGCTGTGGCAGCTGATGGGCTGACTGGGCCGTTTTGTACGTCGATTGCGAATACCGGTTGGGAATCGCCATTTACGGGTGTTAAATATGCCATGATAAATTTCCTTTAAGTTTGTGACCCATTACGGGTCTGCTTTTATTTAGTCAATTTGGAAAAATCACGTGGCTTGAGGGTTATTTCTCTGTCGGTTTTGAGCGGCAAAAGCATTGGGATCAAAACGATTCACAGCTTTTGCATAGCCTGCAGGAGTGGCCATTACCCAGCCTTCTTGTCCAGGGTGCTCTAGGTCTGCTTGCTTTAGGATATCCATTTTTAGATCATGCAACAGTATAAACGCAGTAAAGGCAGCGGCCAGGGCAGGGGTATTACTACTAGGGCTTTCCAAGTATTCCACAATGTTGCGGAACTTGCTGGGTGTTACTTTGCTTTGTAACCATTCGCCAAACTCGGGCAACAGTGTAGCAGGGTTCAGCGGAGAACCAACCTTGGTGTTGATATAATCCACGCACAGTTTGGCAAGGTCAGTGATCTTGTGTGCCCGCAGTTCTGCAGGATTAAACAATGTGGCAATGGCAGTTCCATCTGTGCGAATCAACTGTTTGAGTTGTTTTACCTTGGCGGGCTCGGTAGCCAATGATTTAGGAGTTGCAGGACGCTCTAGCATCAATCCAGGCACTTCATTGAACTTTACGCCGCTGAGTGGCTGTCTTGCATCTCCTACATCTGAGTACATGCTATGTACTGCAATACCAATATCACTATTGCCAATGCGTTGTCCTAAGTTACTTCGGGCTGGAATTTTGTACTCAACAGTGTTGGGACGGAAAACATAGTTGCCTGCAATCTCCGGGGGTGTTGACATGTACAACAAATCACCTTTGACGTAGCCACGAAAGTTAGCGGGCAATGTGGCTTCTAGCACAGGGAATAGCTGTGCGTACAAATTAATTAATTCGTCACGACTACCCGAACGTGTGCGTTGAATAGCAGCCATCATTTGGGGACTTGTAGCAAGGCCGTCATAGCCCTTGGCTTCAAAGCCTGATCCGTCAGTTAACACAAACTCACCTGTGGCGGGTTTGCGGCCCCAGATCACAGCAGGCTTGCCATCCCACTTG